TTATTAATATATTTTTAATATTTAAAATAAACAATATTATTAATATTTTTTTAACATAAAAAAAGTTAAATTAATATATTTTTAATTATAAAAATAAACAATATTATTAATATTTTTTTAACATAAAAAAAGTTAAATTAATATATTTTTAATAAAAATCAAGCAAAACTATTTATAAATAGTATTGTTAAAAAACACACTGGATCATTAGTTCAAAATACTAATGTTAATGATTCGGATAAAGAATCAAATCATAATACAGTAGAAGATCATTTAGTAAATGTAGCCATACCAATGATCTTATTATTAATTTTATTGGCTATTACTCTCAAAAAGTTTTTACTATCTTAAACTCATCTTAGTTCTTTTATAATATTTTCATTTAGTTCTAATTCCTTTAATTTTTTATTAATTCTCTTAATTGATTGTTTAATTTCCTCAAAATCAGTTCTATATGATATTAACAAATTATAAATATCATCAATCGTTGTTTTTGTAGATTTATTTTCAGGTTTTTTATATTTTTTCTTAGATTTTTGTTTATCTATAAAAATATTCATTTCGGTTAATTCAAGATGATATTTATTACATAGATCTTCAACTGTATTGGTTTCATCAATCATATTATAAACATTTAATTGGATACGTGCTTTAATAGATCCTACGGTGCGTTTAAACGCACTAGATATAGTATGATAATCAATAGTATTTTTAGTAATAATATTGTTGTTTATCATTTCCATAAGTTGTTTATCATCTTCATTTGTCCAACGTTGTCCTGCATTTATAGTTTCAGGATTTTCACGTAATTTTTGCATCGCAGAATACATATCTGTATTATACATATTCATTTTTATATTTAAAAATGAAAAACTAACAACTAAAGAATTTTTAGATAAGATATGGAGTATTAATCCATCATACAAAGAACGATTTTGTTATGAATTATGTATTTATACTGGTATGAAAAACAATATAAAAATTACTTGTAAAAAACATAATTATTTATTTGAAGTTTCAACATCAAATCATTTTCGTAATGCTAAAAGAGAGAGATAGAGATTAAAGATATTGATAATGAAATAAAATTAATATAATATGAAAATAGTGTTATATAATTAAAAATATAAGTTATATATATTTCTATTATTTTCTAAAAATTCTTTATTAGTCAAAACTTTTTTCTTAATATATTTAGAATATATTATGATTTTAATTATATCTTTTAATTTTTCAATATCACATTCGATCGTATAATATTCATTAGTTAAAATATTAAATAATACATAACTTGTTGTATTATCAGTTATTTTATTCATTTCATACATATACATATAAACCGCAAGTTGCAAATAATGTTCTTTTGTAATTTTATTAACACATTTAAATTCATATATAATATTATTATCAACACAATCTAAATAACCAATTAATTCTCTATTTAATAATTCTTTGGTGTTTTCAATACTTACCCTATATTCAAATCTGGCATTATTTGCAATATTTAAATTAGTTATACGTTTAATACATTCGTCTAGATTATCTTTTGATAACCACGTATAATTTGTTATTTGATAGATCTTAAATAAATATCCACTTTTACAAGAATTCCAACAATTCGCAATATATAATAATTGATCTACTGTTAATGTAGAAATCTTAATTTTATTAAGATTATATTGTTTTGTTTTTTGTTTAATTTTTTCAGCAAGATTACTTTGACACATTAGATTATTTTCAAAATTATCAATAATTAATTCATTAAAAATAGCCATTTTTTTTTTAATTAATAATTCAAACATACTTGGTATAGCAATACCTGTTATTTCACTTACGGATTCTGTAGATTCATCGTTAGATGTAGTTAATGGAATATCAATTTTATTATATGTAAATTTTTCATTTTCTTTAATTACTAATTGATTAAAGCAATTATCAACAATATCTTGTGGTAAAAAGCTGATACAATCAGTAACTGGTGTAATAATATTATTATTTGTTGTAATAATTTCTTTAATGTTTAAAGGTCTATTTTCTTCAAAATAGCAATATCTATGTAATTTACGTTGATTTACAAAAGGTAGATAATCATTTGTATATTGATGAAAGACTGTTAAATGTGCTATTCCTCTTGTAGTAGCAACATATAATTCATTTGGACATACTTTAGGATTAGAATCTTTTTTATAATATTTAAAATATGATGAATCAAATCCAAATATAATTACAACTTTTCGTTCTAATCCTTTTGTTTGATGAAAAGTTGAAAATACTATTTTATCTTTTAACATTTCTTCATCAACAATTTCATTTTCATTTGAAGGAACAAATACTAATACTTCTGGCATTGTTAATTTAATTCTATTTTCTAATTGTCTAACAGGAGATGATTGACTTTTTATAGATGGTGCTAATACAAATATATCACTTGGTTTATAACCTTTTTTTAAGTAATACTTAATTTCTTGTAAAGTTCTTGATTTAATATCATTACCAAAAGTATCACATATAATATAACGGGGTTTATTATTTGTTATTTTTGCAGATATAATACGATTATAATGTAATAAACATTTATTAATAAATAATGACATTTCATATGTTATTCTAAAGCTTGTAGGTAGATTACATTTTATCCAATTATAAGATGGATTAAAATTAAATATTTCTGTAGCATATTCAATAAACCGTTCATCTGCACCATTAAAATCAAATATAGATTGTTTTTTATCACCAAAAATGCACAATTGTGTATTTATATTAATATTATCATTGTATATTTTACAAATTAATTCATAATAAAGATAATTAATATCTTGACCTTCATCTAATACAATTAAATTATAATTGAAAGTTTTTAATGGTTTGCTTTTATTTTTAATAATTTTTTTGATAGTAGTATCAGTAAAACATTTATTATTATAATATTTTACACAAAAAGAATGATAGCTATGAACTTCAATGTTTTTTATTCCTAGTTTTTGAACTTTTTCACGAGTCTCTAATTTTAATTTGCTATTATAAGTTAATAATAGAATATTCATATTACTAAAGAAAGATGCAATATGTAAGTTACTAGTAGTCTTTCCACTACCTGCTACACTATCAACAACTACATTGTTATTTAATGCTAATTGTTCAATAATATTATTTTGTTCTATGGATATTGTAGGTAATATCATTTAATAGTATAATGATATAGTGATATATCATTTTTATATTTAAAAATGATGTAATATACGTATATGATGTATATAATTTATAATTATGGAGAAAAACTGTATTTATACTAATGATGAGATTACACATTTCTATGATGAAAATGTAAAAAAAAAGTTTGCACAAAATATTGAAAATGAATTGTTTATAACACCTGAAAATGCTTTACAAAATTTTAATTTAATATGTCCTAGGTGTAAAACTACTGTTTTAAAACGATTTCGTAGTGATACTAATGTTCATTATTATAAACACGAAAAAATTCCAGTAATTAATCCAGAAAAAGGATATTATTGTAATTATTATAATTTTGAATTAAATTTGAAAAAAGCAAAGGATTTGATTTTAATACTAATCATGGTAAACGTGGTTATAATATTATGGTTTCATTATAATTTTACTTAAAAATTGTTTTATTTTACATACTATTAGATATATATAATATATAAATTTTAGGTATGATAATTTAGTTGAAATAAATAACTATAACTAATTTCAATAATCAAGCAAATACTAAAAAGCAATTAAAAAATATGTAGTAGTTACTATTGTGTATAGTATAAATCCCCATAATGTGTCTTTAAGTCCTAGACCAATATCGTAATTTTGAAATACTGCTAAATTAGTTCCACTATATATACCATATATACATAAACCTAATAATCCCGAATATAATAAAGATGTTTTTATAATTTCGGTTTTATTATCAATAAAAATAATACTTGCGATCATTAACACATACGTAAATAATACATGTGTTATATTTATTTTTATTTCTTTATTTTGAATTGATTTTATCATTTTAGAATATTGATTAGCATTTATACTTAACCATATTATATCTAAAACTACTAATAATATTATGACAATAATATATTTCAAAAAAAGTAGAAAATACTTGGATTTGTTGATAAATTATACCAAAATGTTTTGAACATTTTTAATTAAGTATAATATATTCTTCTAATAATTCAATGATAAATTGTCCCAATTAATTTTATCAATATTGGCTTTTAATATAGATATAGTATATTCATTACAACATAATTCTTTATAATCTAAATAATGTTTAAAGTTGATTATAAAAAATCAAAGCTTTTACATTTTCTTGATATTATAATTATTTTGTTTATAGATTTCAGGTATATTACTACTACTCATAAACGTATTATAGAAATCTATTATATTTAAATTTAATTGTTTAGATATATTATCATTACATAACAATTGTTGTAAATCAATATAATTACCCAATAATTTTACTAAAATTATTTTTTTATTTAAGATCTTAAAATTGTTAATAATATTTATTATGAAAATGAAGATATTTGAAAACTTAATATTATAATAAACTAAAATGAGTTCTAAATTAATACCTAAAATATGTAATCCAAAATGTGATAAACCTAAAATATGTAATCCAAAATATGGTTATTGTGTTAAGGATACACAAAACAATAAAAAAAAAATAGAAGAGTTCAATGATAAACTTAAACAACAATCAGCACCTACTGCTATACAACAACCAATAAATATTACTAAAACCGTATTAGATTTTATAAGAGAATTAGAAAAATATAAAACAGCAACAGAAGCTATTGAAAATATATTTAAAACTGAGAAAATTAAATATATTGATTCTGAAAAAAAAGAATATGAATATAATTCAGTATCCAAACAAGGATTTATATATGAATTATTATGGGATTTATGTATAAAATTAAATATTTTTATTAAAACGAAGAAAGATGATATTCATATACATCATACACTTAATAATTTTAATAATCAACAATCCTGTAAATTTGAAACTATAACAAAAATATTTGATAATTATTTAAAAAATCCATTTATAAGTGGTAATTCAGGTGGATATTCAGATATTACTTTTAAAATTGAAGATATATTATATTTAGCATCTTCTAAATATTATAATACAGAAAAAGCTATAGCAGATTATGATATTCAAAAATTATGTCCATTAATAGAGAGAGAAAATAAAGATTATAAGGAAATAAAAGCTTTATTATTCGTCAAAAACAAGCAAGATTTTATAAAAAAATGTAAAAATTCTAATAAATCAAGTGATATTTTAATAAAATATATATCACCAAATGGTAATTACGAAAATGTATATGATCTTAATGATCTTGAAAAAAACTATGCTGTTTTATATAATATATTAAAAGATTTCAATTTCCTTAAAGATGATTATCAACCATTTAAAGAACAATATTTAAAATCTTTAAAATCTAAGTTTATTACACGATTTCATCAAGAATTATTTATTGAAAAAATAACAAGTTTGGTTAAAAAAGATCAAAAAAAAATATTAGTTGGTGCTATACCACGATCTGGAAAAACTTATATAATGGCTGGAACAATTCTAAAAGATTCTTTAAACGCACCTAAAGGAATATTTAACAATTATACAATAATAACTCCTGCGCCAAATGAAACATTAGATCAATATTATAAAGCATTTACAGATTATTATGATTTTAATAATTTTAAGATTCATAAAATAAGTAAAAATGGGGAATTAGATCCTACAGTTGATAAAAATAAACATAATGTATTTTTAATTTCAAAACAACGATTAGGTTTTAAAAAAACTGAAGATACAAATACGATTAATACAGATAATGAGTTTAGTTATTCAAGCAAAGCAATAGAAAAAATTAAAGAAACTATTAATAAATATTTTGGTGATAATAAGTTTAGATTTATATTTTTTGATGAAGCGCATTTTGGAATGACTACAAGTATTGCACAAGACATTTTTAATGAATTAGATAAATTAGATAAATCATATAAAATATATGTAACTGCAACTTATAATAAACCGAAGCAGATCTATAAAATTGAAGATAAAAATATTATTAAATGGGATTTAAATGATATTAAATTAATTAAAAATATTAAAAGCGTTAATAATTTTAATAAAACATATGGAAATCTTAAAATAAAATTTGGAAATAAAATACTTGATAAAGTATTAAGTAACAATGGGTTTAATATTACCAAAAATAATGTAAATA